GCCGATTACTGGCAACAAACGCTACGTCTTCATGAACCGCAACATCGCCACGGCCCCGATCGGCACCAATTACGCCAACAACGTGATGGATTCGTGCGGGCTGACAGGCAAGCAATCTCCGCATGGCTTTCGGCATCTGTTCTCCACCGAGATGAACGGCCGCGGCTACAATCGCGACTGGATCGAGCGCCAACTGGCTCACGCCGACAGCAGCCTCATCCGCGACGTTTACAACCACGCCGCGTACCTGGAGCAGCGCCGGGAGATGATGCAGGAGTGGGCTGACTTGGTCACGCCGGTATAAATCTACCTACCGAGCCCATCATACGCCTGCTCGCAGGTCATTCCCCTGGCTCTGGCTTGGTCAGCAACTTCAGCCAAATCGCCCGCTCGTTGATCAATGCGCTTGAGCACGTCGGCGAGCAATAGGGCGGCGCGGGTAGCTGCATTGCTTGCGGCGGCAGTGCAGGAATGACCGCTGGCTTCACTGGCTGCGAGTCGAGCGGCAATGGCATCGGCCGCCCCGCGCACGCTGTCAGCAGAAGCACGAGCGGCAGCAGCGTCAGCAGTCGCTTGATCGATGATACGTTGGCCATCTTGCACCGCCTTGTTGATTGACTGTTGGTAGGCCTGCTCCCGGGAGCGCTCGGCTGCCTCATTGGTCGCCTTGGCTTCAGCGTCTCGGGTGTCACGGGCCTCCCACTCGCCCTTCCATCTGGCATCCGTGACGGTCACGCCGTGGTGATAGGCGCCGAACAGTGAACCGGCTACCAATGCAAGCGCTGCTATATAAGGAAGGAGTCGCAGCCAGATGGAAGTCATGCCAGCACCCCGCCGAACGCCACGAAGCGCGCCAGCAAGTCTTCCTTCTTATGCATGCGCTGGCCGTAGGTGTTGCCGGGAAGGCTTGCCCAGATGTTCGAGCACTTCTCGATCGCCGAACTGATTCGCCCTGCATGGATATCAGCCATGGCCAAACGCTCGCGGATCTGTTGGAGCGCAACCAGATCTTGGCTGAGCGGTGAGAAGTCTTTCAGTGCGAGGGATGTCCGATAAGCATTCCACCAGCGCTTCAAAATCTGATAGCGCCCCGCAGCGGTTGACTTTAGCCCGGCCTTATTCACCGATACCAGAATGCCCGGATGATTGGCATAACTGCCGAATGTGTTCGGGCTGTCTACCCCACCAACCACCACGTCGTACCCATCGTCACGGGTGTATTTGCTCGTCGACGTCCCTTCTGACCACGCAAGCATGTCAAGGAACGCAATCGCGTTTCTGCTCCCCGCTGTTTTTTCGTTAACGACTGCCATCAGGCCGTCCTCCATACATATAGGTGCGCAAATGAAGACTGAACAAATCAAGTCACCGATTGGCGTTGCTGGTGAGTCCGCTAAGATCGGGCGAGGCGGAAAAAAGATTCATGGGCATAAATGCAGGGGGAAGGTATCCGTCGAGTACAAGACCTGGCTTGGTATGAAGCGCAGGTGTTACGACGAGAAGTACAAGGACTATCCAAACTGGGGTGGTCGCGGCATCGGGGTCTGTGAACACTGGCTGCACTCGTTCGTTAACTTCCTGGAAGACATGGGTCCACGACCTGCTGGTCAATACAGCATCGACCGCAAAGAGTCGGATAAGGACTACTCACCGGAAAACTGCCGCTGGGCAACCGTCCAGGAGCAAGGCGCTGAGAACCGTCGAGGGCTGACGAAAATTGAGATCGACGGCGTCCTCTTCAACAGCATCGGCCACGCATGTAGGCACTTCGGGGTGAAACTCACCACCGCCCACTACCGTATCAAAGCCGGCATCCCCATTGAGCTGGCAGTCACTCAGAGCGACCGACTGCCTTCGCGCAGGGACAAGGAGTCATATCTGCGGAAGGATCGAAGGTCAGTCGCCTAGCGCAGACGCAAAAACGCCCGCTTGGCTGCGGGCGTTCGGGAGGATCTGCAGCAACTGCTGCGCGGTGATGGGCATGATATTCTCCGGGCAAAATTCGGCCATGTGATGACTCATGTTAAATATTCATGCAAAAGGACTACTGTACGTAATCGCCGCTTGCATCCCGGTTTTTATGTACCACTCTAGGCACGAAGACAGCTTCAGTATTACCGAGGGCAGCCGCGTGCAGCTTTCGGACAGAGCATTTCTCTGCAAAACAGAGGATGATCTTTCGGCCGCCCTCGACCACTTCATGAGAGGTGAGAGCGGCGCGCAGGAGGCAATGTTATCCAGCAACAAATGCTTTTCTGCATCGAGCATTGGCGCCGGAATGCCGTGGGTCGTTGTTAGGAATGGCGGCCGGTTTTTGCGCATTCGCAGCTCAGACAATGCAGAAACGTACTGGGCGCTGCGTGAGTGGCTGAAGGTTGATTAGACCGGCTGAGCGGGCCAATTGGGGGCTTGCACGGTCAGGTCAATCCGGTTTACCGCGACCCGATATTGCTTCCACTTCTTCAGTAGCGCGATTTCTTGAGCAGTCGCCTCCTCGAGATCGACAGCATCCTGCAACGGCGCTATGGCCAGCGTCGCCTGGGCGAGTAGGTAGTCGCGAGTTGAGGTATTGACTGCCTTTATTTCCTCAGGGGCTGGCTGATACGGCGCGGGGGCGGTGAAGACATCCCCGTCATACGTCCATCGCTCGCCAGGCATTGGGTCAAGGCCGGTGATTTCGACACACGCCGCGACAAAACCTTCGGGGAAGCACAACTCAAGGGCGTACTGATTCCCCTCAAGATCTGGCCCGGGCGTTACCAGTTCAGTCACTACGCCATTTTCTACGTGGGCATAGATCCGCATCATGTGTACTCCCAGACGATAATGATGCCGGCTTGGGCTGCGCCGCCAGTCAAGGTTGCAGAACCGCTTGCGCCACAAGTGCCGCCGCCTCCACAGCCGAAGTTAAGAGCGTTGCCGCCGTTACCATTCAAAACGCCACCGCTGCCCCCATTGCCAAATTTTGTGGCACCACCGAAGCCGCCCCAGCCGAAGTTGGCGCTAGTGCTAGACGACAGACCATTAGTGACGCCTCGTGTGTTGTAAACACTGCCACCAGTAGGTGCGGAAGTAGACGTACCATTGCCGTTGATGACTGGTGACACCTGATTATTCAATAGGCTGCCGCCAGCACCTCCTGGCGATGAAATCAGCGCCCCCACAGAACTTGTGCCGCCTGTGCCACCTGCTGCGCCAGCACCTACTGTGCCTGCTGCGCCAATGGTTACTACTTGGCTGGCACCGATGGAGGCAGCCAAGAAGCGACCAACGGCATAGGCGCCGCATGCGCCTGGCGCCCCCAAACTGATATTGCCGGCACTAGGGGTAGTGATCCCTGCTCCACCGCCGCCGCCGCCCTGAACTTCAATCACACAACTCACCATGCCGGCGGTTGGCGTATAAGTGCCCGAGGCGATGAACACTTGCGGCGCGCCCATAAGCCGGCCTGTGGCCTGCCCCAACTGCATGGCTTGCAGGGAGTTGACTGCCGGAGCAATGGCCAGCGCGCCGGCCTGACAGTACACTACGATCCAGGCGCTTTGCGTTGCTGCCCACATCATCATGGCCCGCCCACCGAGCACCAGCTCGCCACCTTGAAGCGGCTGGCCGCCAAGGCCCTTGACGTTCTGCACCCCAAGCCCGTTCAGGTTGAGCGTGGTTGCGCCAGTGTTGCCAGTGGCTATCTTGACGCGAATCAACATGCCGTCGACCAATGCAGTTACGGCCGGGACAAGATTTACAACCAGTGCGTTTGTCGTGCCGATGTCAGTGCCGTAACCGAACCCGCCACTCTGTGCGTCATCGCGCAATTGGGCGATGTAGGATGAGATGGTTCGAATATAATCATCTAGCAGCGATGGGGACTCAGAACCTGCCGGGCTGTTGCTACCTGCAACGGTGGACAGATCGCTAATGGAAGACGGGACAGGCATATTTTTTCATCCCAATAAAAAGCCCGCACATGGCGGGCTTGGAGGTTTGATGGAGTTCACGATGATTGATTTCATGATCTGGAAAGGCGTTGCGCTGGTAATCGGCGCCATTATTTACGGCTTCTGGCTGGGCCTCACTGGCCGTTGAGCAGTTGAGGCATCAGCAAAGGAAGCACCTTGTTGGCCTTCTCTGCCCCGAGTGAAAGCAGGCCGCCGCCCTGGCTTGGAGCTTTCAACAGCATGTTGCGCAACGCACTGCTGTTCAGGGCCGCATTAGCACCTCGACCAGCTGCCATAGCGCCACCCAGCAACACCGGAGACATCGCCCCCGATCCTGCACCTACCGCGCCAAGCCCGCCCAGCATCAGGCGTTGCATTGCACCGTGAGGACTCTCGCGAGACTTCAGGAATTGTGCGCTGATATCGGCCAAATCCTGCAATTCCGGGTTGCCGATATTTTTCATGTTGGCCAGCCGGGCGATTGAGATATCTCCATCTGCACCGTTCTGCGCCATCTTTTTCAGGTCGAGCATGGTCCCATACTGCTGGCGCACCTTGGCGAATGCTGCGGCCTCATCCGGCTTGAGCGAACGGTTGAGCGCGCCCATCAAAGACTTTTTCAGGTCGCCCGCGTACCAGGCTTCAGGGCTGTTGCGCTGGCCGATACGGTCCAATGTTTTCTTGATGTTGTAGGCTGCCTGACCGTCGATTTCGCCGTTCTGGGCCTTACCCATGATCTCTTCGATCTGCTTTTGGATGATGCTTGCCTGACCGCTTTCAAGCTCGCTGGATGCGCGCTGAGCATGGTCGGCCAATTCCTGCGTGAAGGTCGGGTCGATCTTCACCTTGTTGCTTTGCAGGACAGTATCGAACTTGCTGCCCAGATCTCCCTGAGCCTTGCGCAAGGCCATGGTCACGTTGTCGGAGTCCTGCCCAAAGGTGCGGGAAACCGCGCGGTTCAGCTGGCCCTGCATCTTTTCCAGTGTGGCCGAGCGCCCGCTCAATGGCATGTACTCCAGCGAGGCGGCCAATGCGTTCATGGGCTTGCTGTTGACGACGCGATCAGCAGGAATGTCGATGCCAAGGTTATTGGCCTTCTGCACCAATCCAGCGACTTCTGGGCTGATTTCTCCGCCGCGTAAAGCTCGGCCAGCAGCTCGCGCCGTGTTTCCAGCGATTGAAACCGCCCCGGGGATTGCGCCACCAACGATTGCGCCCATCTTGGCATCTTCTGGATTGACCAATCCCGCCGATGCGCCACCAGTGATCGCGCCACCGAGCGCGCGAGTTCCTATGGCGGGCAAACCAGTCAGGCCACCTGCTTGGAAGCCGCCAGAACCTATCGATTCAATCAGAGGGGCGATATTGGCCGCCCCTGGTAGTGCCCTGGCGCCATTGGCCAGCAAGCCACCCATGCCGGCTGTTCCGGCGATCTCCGTGCCGAGCTTCCCGCCCTTGTAGCCCATCGATTCTGTATTTGCGCCTAGAGTGCGCATCATTTCGTCTACATCAGCCCGACGCTGGCGGTTTCTATCCAAGGTCAGGCCTTTCCCGGCCAAGGCATCACTGGCGATGTCATAAGGTGCCATCATGGTTGCGCCTATGGAGGCCGCCCCCCTGCCAGCGCCTGCCAACACGTTTCCAGCATCCTGCATCAGCTCTTGACCGGCATTCTGCGGAAGCATAGGCAAGTTGCCGAAGCGCCCAGCCTGATGCGTGCTGGATGGCGTCAGCGCCTGTGCTGGAGCTTGGGCAGGCATATCCTGAGCGGTGGAAGGTTCGTCCCATGTCACGCCGGTAGGATCGATCTGAGGCGCGTCATCCCATTGAATAGAGCCAGGATCAATCGCCATATTCCATGCTCCCGTCGGTGTACTGAATCACTTTGCGGCCGGTTTTATCCTTTCCGGTGCGCTGGATGGTCTTGTTGGTTTTCGGTGCTGAGGCTGGCTGGCCCTGCTGTTGAGCAGCTCCAGCGGTGTTCCTGGAGATGATTTCCTCAAGCGCATCCATTGCAGCAGAGCGTTCTGCAGCCGGGATAGTCGGGTCGCCCACCTTGCCCACCATCAGCTTGTAGTTCTCGACGTCTTTATCTGACTGCGGACCTTCCATGCGCGGCATCATCATCAGCATGTTCCCGCCGATGGCGCTGAGTTTTGCTGCGGCTTGGGAGTTGGGCGTGCTCTGACCGAAATATCGAGCAGCCGCATCGCGCTGAGCCCCAATACCGCTCGCCGTAGCATCCGGCAGCACTTGGCGTGCCTGCTGGATTAGCTCGCCAAGTTTGCCCATATTCTTTTGGTTCTTAACAGTAGCCTCGGCGAGAGGCCCAGATTGCACCGTACCGCCGCCTTGAATCTGTGCAGGGCGAGCCTGGCCAGTGCCTTTGTCAATGAGGTAGCTCTGCCCGTCAGCACCCTGGACGATCTGGACGCGGGCCGCCTCTTTGTTGATGTTATTGGTTTCTTTCAAAATGCTGTTCTGCTGCTGCTTAACACCGACGTTTGCCCAGCCACGCGCATTTGCAGCCTGCTCAGCCGGCGACATGGTCACATTGAAGCTCTGTCCAGCCGTCGGCACTGCAAACTGCTTGGTGGCGCCTGTATCGACCAGTTGTGGCGCGACATAGGAGTTGATGGCCTGACCTACGGGTTGGCCGTATTCGTCGTACTGCATGGTTTGCTTGCCGCCGTCGGCGCCAGGAACGTCGACCGTGCGAGCAACCTTACTTTTCGTAGCATTGGGCAGCTGGGCGTATTTGGCGATATCGTCGGGCTGCAAACCTGCCGCTGCCGCCGACTGCCAGTCGAACGTGGTATTGCCGTCCGCGTCCTTGCCATAGAGGGTCGGAATAACCGCGCGCTGCTGCTGGAGCAGTTGGGCCTTCTGGCTCTTCAGGGCGTTGGAGTTCGCCGCAGAATAACCAGCGATTCCAGACATACCGGCGATACCCAGCGTGTTTATCGGGTTGCCGCGGCGTGCACCGGCAAGACCGCCGAATGCAGCCGCGAGCAGCCCCTGACCTTCTGGGGTTTTTACAAAATCGAGTAGGCCGTCCATATCAACCCCACATGTTCTGATGTTGCGCCATCATTTGCTGGCGACGAGCAACCAACGGGTTCTGCGCGCCCTGGGCAAGCTGTTCAAGGGTTTGCGTTCCACCTTGCTGCATAGGGGCCATTGGTGGTGGCGATGCCTGGCCGCCCTGCCCCATTTGACCGAGCAGCCCAGCAGTCTGGAGGCCGGTATTAGCGGCGGACATGTAGGGCTGAGCAGCTTTCATGTACTGCCCAGCTTGCGAGCCATAGCTCGCCATGCTGCCAAGCAGTCCGGTGGATGGCGCAGCAGTCCCTGCGGCAGTAGCGGCTGTACCTGCGCCTGCACCAGCACCTGCGGCACCGGCCGATGCCGCACCAGCCCCTGCCCCTGCCCCTGCGGCCCCTGCCCCTGCGCCACCAGCAGCAGCTGCTCCTGCACCAGCCCCCAGCAGCCCGCCACCAGTCGCGCCAGCAGCAGCACCAATCGCAGCGCCCTGCAACGGCTTCTTACGGTTCGTCGCAGCGCCAATCACGGCGCCCGCAATGATCGGAATCAGTAATGGGAGCATTATTTGCCGCCTCCAGACGATTTGGTGGCTGACGTCTGGCCGATGCCAGAACCGAACACGCCGGACATTGCCGCGAGCTTCTTATAGGGATCGTTCTGCTGATCCAGATAGCTTTGATACTGCGCATCAAGCCCCTGCTGGCTATTGTCCTGCCATTGCTGGCCGACCTTCATCAGTTGGGATGCATCGGTATACGCCTGGTTTCCGTATGTCGGCGCCAGGTTGAGCATGTTGTTCTTCATCTGATCGTTGCGAGAGGCGTAGTCGTTGCCCATGCTCGAATTGAACTGGTTGTTCTGCTGATTGCGGCCCAGCGCGGAATCGGCCATGCCGGTGTTGAACTGGCTGGTCTGCATGTTGCGATTGATCTGATTTTCCGCAAGTCCCTGCTGCGAGGTGTAATCCTGCATGCGCATGCCGGACGCGGTGTTGCTGAGGTTCTTGGTGAGGTCGTTCATGGCGTTCTGCGTTGAAGCCTGAGCGCCGGTATTGCCGAACGAGCCAGAGTTGACCATCTGCGTAGTCAGCCCAGGCGCGACCGCATCATTATAGTTGCGCGTGATATCGCCCATCGCCGCATCGATGTTCTGCTGCAAGTATGGATTAGAGCCAGCATATTGGTTGGTTCCGCCATTGCTCGCAGGGGCTGCCGAGCCGACACTTGCCGAGTATCCGTAAGGGTTTGAGGTCGCCGCATTGCCGCTGTCCAGAGCATTCTGCATCGTGCCCTTGGCCGAGCTCATCAGTGAATCACCGCCAAACGCTCGGTTGTAAATCGCGCCAGCGCCAGCATTCTGCGCCCAGTTCATGTCGGCGACTTGCTGACCGCCGTACTGCTGGTATGGCTGGTTCGACAGGTCCATCGCCTTGTTGCTGTAGGCAGTCGCCAGCGGCTTCAGTTCGGCCGGGACTTCCTGCGTGGTCGTGCTGTTACCGCCCCCACCACCCTTATGCGGGCGCAATTTATCGCCAGGATGCGCAGGCAGCGCGCCAATGGCAGGACCGCCGAACTCTGCGCTGAGCTGTTCGTGCAAGGCATCAATATTCACAGTTCGACCTCCAAGACTTGGTAGACCGGCGCGAACCCGCAACGCCGCTCGTATAGACGTGCCTGCGCCGGTTTGGCCGCGCATCGAATCCGCGAGCAACCGAAGGCGCGCGACATGGTTTTGAGTTCATCGAGGAAGCTTTCGAAGCTCCCGCGTGGGGCATAGAGCTCATAGGCGAAAAACACTCGGAAATTGGGCAGTTGTTCAACGCCGACAACACCCCATCCGACGATCTGGTCGTCACGGTCCAGCCGGATCAACGTGCGCTCGCCGCGACTCAGCATCATTTTCAACTGATCCCCTGTGATCTCCCCGCCAGAGGTGGCGCAGGCCAGTCCGAGATTGTGTGCACCTTCTTTCCAGGCCTGATCGATATGAGTCGTCGGCACGATAATTAATTTGTTCATCAATTCCCCGTCAGGCAGCGTTTCTGCACCCAGGTGCCCGGCGTACCGGACGCAACGCACTTCCAGCCATCAATGAAGTATTTTGAGGATGCGGCTCCAAGCTCCGTAGGGGCCGAATTCTTGACCTCATCCCCTTGCATCCATGTGCCGCTGGTGGGGGCAGCAGTTAGCGCACCGTAGAAGCCAGCGATGCGCCCCTCGGAAATCAGGTTGATCTGGGTGGCGTGCTCGCGCAGTTCGCGCTGAAGCACCGGGTCATTTGTTCCGACCCTTGGGGTTGTATTGGCTTTCATGCTTATCGCCCCCCTGCTGGTGTCAGGTCTGCGTCCATGGCCGTCACCCGCACTGGCCCGGTGAAGCTGAACGTCGCCTTGTGCCAGCGCGCGGACTGGCGCAAATCAAACTTGCCGTCCAGCACCGCGCCGGTTGCTGCAGCTGTGAACCCAACACCAGAGTTCATCTGGATGAAGGTCTGCACCGTGGCGGCCTGTGGGGCAATGGCGTAGCGCATGCGGATTTTGTTGAGCGCCGACACTTGATCGTCGTCACCCACCGAGCCGGTCGTCATGGAACTGTTGATCGTCACGCCCGTCATCGATTGCAGCTGGTGCGAGGTGTTGAAGATCGACATCGATTTACCGCCGGCCAACCAGAACTGCGAGTCGAATGAGTAGGACGCCAGCCCGTCGATGGTCGAGGAAATAGCGGAGAGCCCGTCGATGGTCACGCCGCTGGAGACATAGTTCAGCGCCGCTTCTATGCTGCGATTCGCTACGCCCCACTTCTTGGCGGTGATGTGGTAAACGATCGCCGAGTCTGGCGTGGTAGCGCCCAATGATGGGTAGAACACCCAAACCAAATTCTTCTGCCGGTCGAAGACGCAGATCGTCTTGAAGCGGTAGGACGGGTTCGAGTTGTCGAAGAAGAACTGGCGCACGTACCCATCGGCCACCGGAATAGGCCGGGTGCCGTCGAAAATCCACAGGTTGTCATCGCCGACGAAGAAGTGCGCGCCGCCGATGTCGCAAATTGCCTCTTTGCCGATGCACCCAGCCTCGCCCCCTGGAACTTGCAGCCAATTCCATACAGTTGGGGCGCCGACGTACTGGCCCAGGTAGATGGATTTAGCCTTGTATGCGATGGCGTACTCGCCCAGCCGCATGCCGGCGGTGAGACGGCCTGAAGTGGCCACGAGACGGCCTGATGTTGCCTGAGTCGCGAGATTGGGCGTCCACGACGTGTCATCGAAAGCGGCGCAGCAATGCCATCCATCAGGTTTTTCTGATCCGTCATTGGTGTTCAGGGCCATAACGAAGGCCCCGACCGTGAACAGGATCTCGGCCTTGGGCGCGGTAGCCACGTCGGCGAACGCAGCACCGGTCGAGCGCTGAATGACATCGGCCCGGTTAGCGCATAGCGTGGCATCGCCGAACTGCGTGATGGACCATCGCGTGTCAACGCCACCAGTGTAAGCGGCGGCCCGCCCTATATCGGTCCAGGCGCCGGCAAGTAGCTCGTAGAGCTTGGTGGTCGTGCCAGCGATGATCCTCCGCGTGTCGTCCAGCTTGGAGACCACTGCCGCACCGATGCAGGCAGCAGCAAGCGCAGGAGTAGAGGCTGGAGTCGCAGGCTCTGGCGCGCCCTCCATACCGTTCAGGTACGGGATCAGGTTCGAGCAGCCGGTGATCAGGCCGGGAGTCGTGACGTCCGCGTCAGGAGCAAAGCCGAGCAGTGGGATCATCGCGAGCGCACCTTCATGGTGGATCCGCTATACCAGTCGACAGCGTTAATGCCTTCGATGGCCTGACTGTACAGCTGTGCCCAGACCGACAGGCGCGCGTCATTCATGATGAATGGCGTGGCGGCCAGCAGCGAGGCGTACAGGTACGCATTGGGCCAACTAGTCAGTAGCCAATTGGTCGGGTTAGATACCGATAACGCTGGCAGGCGTTGCTGATAGGTCAACTCCAGCGAGTACACGGCATCCGGGACAGGAGCCAGTTCGATATTGGCGCCGATCACAGTGAATACAGCAGGCGTGCCTGCGGTGTTCGAGGCGAAGTCGATACCGATCTCATCCGGGGTTCGGTACGACAGAGGCTGGTTATAGCTTCCCAGCACTTGCAGGCGGCGCATTTCCAGCATATCAATCGGCAGCGCAACGGTATTCGTGCCCGCTACCGTCGCCAGGGTGGTCTTGGACTCCATGGCGCGCGCGTCAAGGTCGCTGTTGAGCTGACACTCGGCCAACGTAATGAAGTCGGTGATGTTCGTCGCCAAATCGCCACGGTTGAGCCAAGACGCCACGGCCGCCTGCAAATCGGAGTAGTTGGCGATGCTCATACCTTGCCCTTCCACACCCGGAACGCTGACAGGTCAGGGTCGTTCAGCATCCGGCGCATGTGCTCCTTGTTGCTGATGCACTCGTGAAAGGTGATTTCGTGCTTGGCGCAGTAGTCCTCGATGATCACGAACGGAATGCTCGCGGCGTGTTTCATTTCCGCGCTGCCATGATGGCCACCGTTGTGCAGCGCCTTGGTGCGCTCGACGATGGCGGTGCAGTCCTGCGTACGCTGGACCGTCATCTTGCCGTCGTGGAAATGGAACTTGGTGTCGAGATCAATCATCGAGGGCCTTCCTGTCACATGTTTTCGAGCGGAGAGACCTGCACCACGCCCGGGCCAGTTACTTGCAGCGCGGCAATCTTGGTCAGGTTGAACACGGCGATGACGACGGCGTCACCCGGCTGCACCATCATGTCGGTGTTTACCGCTGTCACCGTGCCGTTACCGATGCGTACATAGGCACCCGTGCTGGCCGTGATGCGGATGTAACGAGGCAGCTCACCGCTCGACATATTGGGGATGGTCGCGCTGGCAGAAGTGCCAGACGTCGTGAGGTTGACGCCTGTGGCCACAACCATGATCGCGCCTTCGAATGTGTTGCTCATCTATGCGTTCTCCATCGGCGAAACCTGGACCGCGCCGGCACCGGTAAACACGCCATTCCCAGAGGCAGCCACCCAAATTGCAGCGATCTTGGTGTAGCCAGAGGTCGGCATGATCACGGCATCCCCCGGCTGAATCAGCAAATCGCCTGACACGGCGACCGGAGTGCCATTGCCAATGCGCACATAGGCGGAAGCGGTGGCGCTGATGCGGATGTACTTGGGCACGTTGCCAGACAAGTCCAGCGGAATTGTGGCGTTGGCCGAAGCGACCGACGTGGTGATAGCTATGCCTGGGGCAACCACCGTGATGGCATTCTCGAGGGTATTGCTCATGGTGAGCTCCAAAGAAAAACGCCCCCGAAGGGGCGGTGCATCAGGCTGGGTTCAGCGTCACGCTGATGGATCCGACAGCTGAGGTCGCGGTTCCGGTAAGGTCGTAGCAGATCGAGTCACCTGCAGCGAGCAGGAGGTCACTGGCAGTAGTCGACAAGGTCAGCGCTTGCTGGGTTGCCGCAGTGCCGACAAGGTTGAAGCTACCGGTGTGCAGCGCAGTACCAGAGGTCAACGCAGTACCACTTGGCACCTTGCGGATGGTTGCGGTGCAGGCACCACCAGTACCCGCGACATCGACTCGGCCACGGATAGCTTTGACGACATATGGACGGTCAGCGGTGAACAGCGTGCAGTCGACCGTGGTGGCCAGGTAGAGCAGCGTTACCGGGATGAAACCGCCATCGCCGCCCGCGCTACCCTCGATGCCGAGCGAGCTGTCGCCAAGCTGTTTGATATTGGGCATGTTGCTTTCTCCAGAATGAGAAAGGGGAGCCGAAGCTCCCCTTATTGACCGCTGTCAGGCTCAGGCCACGTCGTACACAGCGCCCGAAGACTTCGGAGCGCGCGCGGTAACGGTCCATTCCACCACCAGCTCACGCTGCATCGCATCGCCGGTTTGAGCCAGCTCGATGGTCTGGAACGGGCGCAGGTAGTCGATAGACCACTTGTCCGACTGGAGAACGAACACGTCGTTAGCGTCCTGGAAGCGGGACGGGATCGCCTTCAGCTCGCCGAAGTCCGACACGTACACGTCGACCGAGGCGTACAGCTTGGAGTCCTCGCCCTTGTCAAAACGGGTGGAGTTGCCGGTGAAGGTGGAGAAGGTTTGCTTGGCAGCAGGTGGCAGCAGGATCGAGTCTGGCTCGCCACCAGCGGTGAAGCACTTCTGCAGAACGTCCTTCAGGCGCGCTTCGGTGAAGGCGATAGCAGTACCCTTGGTACGGCCGGTGTTACCGGTGTACGAAGCCAGGGTGCCGGCGTTGCGGTTCACGTTGTCCACGACCCAGCCCACCAGACCACGGGATTGGCGCGGCGTAGTAGCAGTCACATCCAGCTGGGTAGCCGAGCTTTCCATGTCGCGGCGCAGTTCCAGCGCAGCCAGGCTGAGCTGATAAGCCAGCTCGTCTTTACGACCTGCTGGGTTCATCGCCTGCTGGGTGCCGGACACGATCACGGTCTTGGTCGAGATCTGGGTGCGGTTGTTCAAGCGCACGGTTGGGGTTACGACCTTGGCCGACGCGTTGTCACCTTCAGCCTGGGCGTTGTTGGTCACCGCGGACGCGAGGTCTTGGGTTTGCCATTCGTGCAGGGTGTTGGATGCCTTGCCCTTGGCTGCCAGCGAAATGAACGGCGTGGCAGTCGGGGAAATGCGGTAGATGGTGTCGGTCAGGTCCTCACGGTTGCCGATCGCGGCAGTGGTGAGGAAACTGTTGGTTGGTGCAGTCATGATGCAGCTCCTGAATCAAAGGAATTGGGCGAATACGGCGGCGGCAGATTCCACGGTTCCCGACTTCTCATGCCGCTTTGCAGCAGCGGTGCGACCGTCGGCGTTACCGTTTACTGTCACGCCTGGCTTGACCACTCGCTGCGGGGCTTCCTGGACCTTCTTGGCTTGCACATTGGCTTTGGCCATCAGTTGGTCGTAGAGCATCGCTTTGCGGGCCACGATGACGTGGCGGTGGTCGGCAATGGACGAAATGTCCTCAGCCTCGAAACCCTGCTCTTGCAGGAACTTCGAGATAGCGGTTTTTTCGGCTGCAGCCTTTGCATCGTCTTTCCAGTCCGGGAGCTTGGCGAGGAGGTTGTCCTGCTGCTCGGCCAGGTAACTTTGGTGGGCTTGTGCCTGTTCGTGCTGGAACTGCTGGGCGAGTTGTTGTTGCTCCGACATGTTTTTCTGGTACAGAGCCTGTCTCTGTTGAAAGAGATGCTGCTGCTTCAGGAACTCCATCGGATCGGTCTCGCGGAGCTCGTTCCAGTCGATTTGACTTTGTTGCTCCAACACACCTTCGAGCTGGACGGCCATACGCTGGAGTTCGCCGGCATATTGCTGGCGTTCCTGCTGGGCCTTCTGCGTCTCGGCGTCTGCTGCTTTGCGTTGCTCGGCGGCTTCCATCGTCTTCTTGGTGTAATCAGACTGACGCTGGTAGCCATTCAACAGCTCGCTCAGGGGAACCTGAACCTCCTTGCCATCAATCTTGACGGTGAAGGTCTGCGGCTCTTCCTCTTGCTCGCCGGGTTCTTCATCCAGTTCAGCCTCGACTTCAGGCTCTACTGGCAATTCTGGGTGCTCTTCAGTGCCTTCTGGCGGCTCGGTGGCAGCAGGCGGGTCAAGCAATGCAGCAAACGCCGCAGCGCCACCGTCAATAGTGAGGGCGCCACCGCCGTCACCGACGGATTCATTCATGAGGAAGTGGCCGAGTGCGCGGTGAATAAACAAGCTCATTGATTGTCCCCTATGGGATTCAGTTGCGAATGATTACGGATTGGCCGGTGAGATAGGCCTTCAGAGCCGCAAGCTCTCTTTTGCGCGCTCCATGAGCGACTGTTGGTAGATCCGCTCCGCTTCCGCCAACCGGCCCGTCTCCAGGCTCCCCGTTAGCGCCGCCTTCAACTTGGTCAGGAGCTGGAGCGTCAAGAAGATCTTTTCCCTGCCTGCCTCGTCCCTTGCCGGTGAGGTTCGCCATGCGTTGGTCAACTCCTGCTCAATACCTTCAAATGCCCAAAGGAACGCCTCGTTTTCGAGACATTCACGGGCTCTGTTGCCGTCGTAGATGCGTTCTTCAAGCGTTGCCATTTGGCGCCCCTTTGGTGTCCGCACTGGTCTGCGCGTTACTCATGCTGGTATGGGCTTGGATCTGCGCCACAAGCACCTTGGTTTCGTTGTCAGCGATGGTCTTCCACTGATCGAACTCGATCTTCATGCGCAACTGCTCGGTCTTCTGCTGTTCCTGCATGGCGTCAAGCTGAGCCTTCTGCTGGCTCTCCAGCGTCTTCTGATCGGCTTCGACCTGCTGACGGTTGGCGTCGACCTGGGCCTGCATCTGCATGCGCGCCTGTTCAAGCTGTAGCTCGTGGTCGCGCTTGGCCTGATCCAGCTGGGCGTTGTGCTGCAACTCCATCTGCTTGAGCTGGGCGCTGGATTGGATCTTGGCCTGCTCGACCTGCATTTGCGCCTGAGCCTTTATTTGCTCAGGGTCTGGCTTGTTCTGCGGCGGCTGTTTGGATGGGTCAGTGAAGAACTTGTCAGCGTTCTTGAACCCAAGCTGCTTGGAGAGCTCGGTAGCCGCGTGGTAGATGTTGTCCGGGGTTGCGATGCCAAGCGCCAAGCCTTGCGCCTGAACTTGGCCCAGCATGGTCAGGTGCTGGATCTTCTGGTCCTTATTGCCCATGCCGATGCCGACGTTAATGCTGACGTCGAACTGGTTGCTCCACTCACGCGGATTGATTGGCACCCAGCCGCCGGTCAACTTGACGATCTGTTCTTTCTGCTGGTACTGGCAAACCAGCTTGAGAATCTTCTTGAACAGCTCAACATAGCCAACAGCAAAGTTACGGGCTATCAAGTCGAGGCGCATATCGGCTTTGTTAGTCAGCACATTGACGCCAGTTGCGGTGTCATGCAGCGAGCCTTGGTCGTTACCCTGGCTATAGCGCGTCCAGCCAGTCCCGTTCTCCATATCCTGCTGCACGGACTCCATCAATTGCATGGAGCCAGCAAGGTCTGGTGCGCCCTGGTCGAGACGGCCGACAGCGGTAGGCTGTTTGACCCTCACGACGCCACCCGGGCGCGAGGTCAGCAGATCGTCAAGGTTGACCTGCCCTTCAACCGCGAAGTACCGGCCATTTGTTGACAGGTATGTATTGTCGAGTTGTGAGCGCCGCAAGCTGGTTTTGATTTTCTGATATTCCATTGCAAGATCGGCAACGGAAAGACCAAAGAACTGGTGCGGCAGTGGCACAGGAGTGATGGACACGAATGGAATACAGTCGACTTCCTCGTTATCCAGCAGCGTATTGCCAGCCATGGTGATCTTGCGCAGCTCGGCAATCCCGTCGCCGTCGTAGTCGCAACGCATGTAGGCTTCCAACACCCATACGTTGTTCTGGCTGTCGTCGCTGGACGCATCGTTGTCGATATAGGCGTTCTCGTCGTTCCAGCTGATGCGCTGGATGCGTTCCGAGTTCATGGCCTGGCCAGAGTCTTCCGAGCCCAGATCGTCCACGTTCTTGTAGCCCATGGACTTCAGTTCGGATTTGGTCCGCTGAACCCGGTGCGCGACGAACTTGGCTGTCTCGATTGACTTAGCGTTGCGGGCGATCAGAAACTCTTCAGGCGGTACGTTCTCGATGCACACCTTGCCATCGGTCTTCACGCGCTTGCAGACGACGTCATAGGCCAGCTTTGGCGGCTGAGCTTGGATCTGCTGGATCTGCTGCATAACCTGAGGCGCAGACTGAGGTTGTGCGTGGGCCTGCTGCATCAACTGCTGAATGGCCTGTTCGCGCTGATCTGCATCCTCTTCGTCAGGATAGGTCGACTGCTCAATTACCTGAACCTCGTCGTCTTCCAGCAATTGGGCCAGTTCGACGTCGGACATGCCGCGGTACTCTTCGCGCTTCTCCTCGTGCCGAGTGTCCCACCAGACCTTGACGATGCCATTCTTCTGCATCAAGGCATCTTTCATCCAGGTGCTGGCAATTTCGAAACCGTTGTTCTTCTTGTGGAACAGATAGTTGACGTATTCAGTGGCCTGCTGAGCTTTCTGTTCGTCGCCTGGCTTTGTCGCTTCGAACTCGGCCACGGTATCGGAGCCAACGAAGGTAACAACAAGCTGAGGCATCATCGACTCAATGGTGTCGCGCACATCAGTAGAGACCACAGATGAGCGGCCATCGACCTCTGGTGGCGATAAGTCACCTACCGGAGTTGCGAGGTAGTAGTACATCGCCTTCTGCCGGGCATTGCCCAGCTTGGACGATGAATACCCGAGCGACTGGCGCATCTCGGCCCCGACCAGGGCTTTGAGTTCGTCCTCTGTCAGACCCTTTGTCATGGTTTGCCTTTATGCGTTGTTGAGCTTTGGATAATTCAGAGGCTGGGATTCTTTTGGCTCTTCCCAGATGACGCAGACCAGGCCGAACGCATCGGAGCCGTGGCTGGCCCAGTCGTGTTCAGGCCCGAGGCCGATGTCGCGGATGCTGTCCCACTTCTCGTGATACCAGCCCAAGGCGGCGCGGCCATCCTCGGTGGTTTCTTCGTGGAAGCGGATTTGAGGGAACAGCTCACGAGTGCGCTCAACGCGCGCCATCGCTGCACCCTTGCCTTGGTTCGGCACAACCGTTACCGAGTAACCAGCGCGCTCAAGGGCCGACTCGTAGGACACGTCGTAGACCTTGTCCTGTGTCGATCCATCGTGAGGCAGCCAGAACTGAGCGCGGTCAGGCGTGTAGCCGTTCACGCGGCACCATGCGAGGTGCGCATCGATCGGCTGGCCCACTACCTCGTAGTAGTTGACGACGCGTATCTCGCGGCCAATGAACTGCACAGCCCAGATGACGAATGCGTCAGCCTTGGCGCCTGTACCACCGATGTCGCAAACGAGTCGGATGGTCATCAGCGGATCAGCAGGGAAGAAGCCGATGCGGTTCTCTTCGCGCGCCTTGGTCAAATGCTTGACGAAGTAGGCGCCGGCGAGAGCTGTCACAAAGTCACCTTCCCAGATATGCGGGTATTGCTCGGGCCGCTCTTCAAGGTCGCGCATGCGTTCTCGTTCGAGCTTTCCGGGAAACTTGGGGTTGTCGCGCCAGTTGAGCTGGACAACCTTGATCAATTCATCCTTGACGGTGCGGAAACGACTCTCGACTGGCGCCTTCTTGCGCTTTGGGTTCCATGTGACCCAAAGCTCGGCGTTCCAGCCTTCGCCCTCTTCACGCAGCGTAGGGATCAGCGTTACCCAGGCGTCATCAGTGACTGGCTCGGCTTCATCAACCCAGCAGATCAGGATGCGGCCCTTGGACTTGATCGATGCGATGTTGCGATCGAGCCCGGCGAACGCGAACCAGATGCGCTTGTCGCGGCTTCTGATGTAGGTCTCGCCGATCTCGTAGTAAGCGTTTAGGAATGGTTCGTCCTCGATGGCCCGCTTGCATTCCTCGAAGGAAGAGTCAGCCAGTGAGTTCATGAACTGCCGGCCGCAGAGCAGGATTCCTGAAACGCCCTGCTTGCCGTACATATAGCCGCGCACTGCAATCATCGTGGCGAAGCTGCGTGTCTTGGCTGAGCCTCGACCACCAAACGCACCGCGAACGTCAGCATCACCCTGGAACACTGGAATCAGCTTCTCAGGGATCTTGAGTTGAGCGACCGCCATTACATCGCGACCAGTTCAATTCTCGTTACAGTCTCAGCTTTGTCTTCAGGGTTAGGCTCGTCGAGGTTGTACGCTTGACGCTGCGCCTTGATCACCTTGAGCTGAGCATCAACACCGGCATTCAGAGAGCGGGCGAAGTCACCATGTGTCTTCTCGTCAATGTCAGCCTCAGCCAGGAACACGCTGAGCTTCGTTGCGATGCCCTGCCATAGAGCCAAGCTGCCGCGGTGAGCGATGATCAGTGAGGCTGCTTTATCCGACGCTTCAGCAACAATTGAAGCCTCGGTAACCAATGAGTCCTCAGTGGTGCCAATGGTTACCGATTTGGTTACCTTGCGCTGAGTTGCGGCTCTGACCTGTTCAGTCAGGTCTCGCTCCCAACCATTCTTCTTGGCACGCTTGAGGATCGTTGCGTGGTTTGCACCATGCAGCTCACCAATGGCGCGGATCGAAAGAGAACCAGCCCTGTAGGCGCGCTCTATCGCCTCCCAGTCAGGCTTGGTCGTCATGTTGGAATCCTTCAGTTATTCTTCAGTGCCGATCAGCTTCTGCTCATCGACAACCTCAAACTCACCTTCGATGAACTGAGGCTTGCAGAGCTCAGGGGGCTCTTGCCCGCATGCGCGATACTGACCGGCTAAAGCAGCATTGGCGGCGGCCTGAAGCTGATCCTGTTGATTCTGGAACCCATGCGGTGTGCACATACCCATATCTATTCAGCCTCTCTGTAGCGAGTGACTTGCTTGGCCTGAGCGCGGATGACGTCTTGGTCAACCTCAAGGCCTGCCATGTAGGCGAATGCGTAGACTGCTCGGACGTAAGTTCGGAACCACCACGGCAGATAGGCGCGAACCTTGATCTGGCGAGGCATGTCACGCAGCCGGTGGATCTTGCTTGATGATGCGGCCAAGGATCACGGCGGCACCAAGGAATGCGTTCACAGTGGAAAACACGCCGGGAGACACGACACCTTGCAGCGCTGGCCAGTAGGTGGCTGCAGCGTTCAATGCCACGAGGATGGCGGCGATCTGTACGCTGTACATCTTCCAGAGCTGTTGCCATTGGGGAATCAGGTTCATGTCTTGTCCGCCTCTTTGGTGTTGTTCAGGCATTGCTCGCAATGCAGGTATCGGCACAGCCAGCCCTTGACGACGGGCCAGTGGTTGGCGACGAACCAATGTCGAATCCCAGCCAATGCCAATGCTCCG